GAAATCGAGGGGAAAATCTATCCCCTCGATTTAGCATTTGATACGGTTCTAAGATTCTTTGACTTGATGGATGATGAAACATTTTTTGACCATGAAAAAATCAACATCGCTTTCAAAATGTTCGTCAATACGGACGATGAATTCGACTTCAGTGTCAAATACCAAGCCGTCAAGACCATAGTTGAAACGTTTATCATTCGCGATGAGTCGAATGATTCTGATGATGGTGGAACAAGCAAGCAATTATACGACTTAAAGCAAGATGCCGAATACATCTATGCATCATTTTTGCAGGAATATGGGATTGATTTAATCGATATGCAAGGAAAATTAAGATGGGAAAAGTTTCTCGCTCTATTGAGCGGGTTAAGGGATAACACAAGATTCAAGGAAATTGTCGGTATCCGTGCGGCCGAATTGCCGCGTGGTAAGGGTATGGAAGAAGAACGAAAACGATTGAGGAAACTCAAACGGATCTACGCTCTTAAAAAAGACCAAAAAACAAAAGAAGCTGAATTGGATGCGATGTTCAATATGCTTGCGGGAGGGAAATAAATGGCCATTAAAATCGAGAAAAAACAGACTGAAATCCCAATTGAAATCGGCGATTTGAAGTTTGCTTTTGATATGACCGATGAGTCAATTCAAAAATTCCGGGAAAATGTCATTCAAATACAAAAAGAACTCGATTCCATCAACGATGAAGAAGAAGACATGGAAAATGCCAAAGCTATTCTTGGCAAAGGGTTCGATGTGATTCTAGGTGATGGGGCTTTTGAAAAAGTCTATCAAATGACGCCGAGCATTCCGTATCTGCTAAACTATTTTATCCAGTTGGTAGACGGATTGACTGAGGAGTTAAACGACATTGGAGCATTCCAAGAGCACGCAAATAAATATCTACGCAAGAAAAAGTGAGAACCTGAAAAGGTTCTTTTTTATTGCCTTTGAAAGGCAGGTGGTATAAATGGCTGATGGAAAAGTCGTCATCGATGTAACGCTTGATGATGGACGGGTTGTGAAGGGCGTTGCAGATATTGATAGTAAACTAAGAGGAATCGGCGATGCCGGGAAAACAGCAGCGCTTGGCTTGAAAAATTTGCTCTCTGCTATCGGAATCACGGCGTTGGTCTCAAAAGGCATCGATATGGTGAAGAATTCTCTGGATGGGGCTATATCCCGATATGACACATTGAACAATTTCCCCAGAGTCCTCCAATTGATGGGATTTGACGCCAAAGATTCGAAAAAGGCTATTGACACACTTTCAAAAGGAATTCAGGGGCTACCAACAACATTGGATAGCGTCGCCAAAACAACGCAACGAATCGCGTTAATGACTGGTGATCTAAAAGGCGCAACCAAAACCACTCTCGCTTTGAATGATGCCTTTCTGGCATCAGGGGCAAGTGCGGCAGATGCCGAACGTGGACTAGAACAGTATGTTCAGATGCTATCGACTGGAACCGTTGATCTCGAATCGTGGCGGACACTTCAAGAAACCATGCCGATTGCACTTAACAAGACGGCAGAGGCGTTTGGATATACAGGGAAATCTGCGCAAAATGATTTGTATAACGCGCTTAAAAAAGGCAAAATCACGTTTGATCAGTTTAACAAAAAGCTTATTGAACTTGACGGCGGTGTAGGTGGTTTTGCAGAACTGGCGAGAAAAAGCAGCGGCGGTATTGGAACGGCTTTCACGAACATGAAAACGGCCGTTGTCCGTGGTGTGACCAATATTATCGCAAGCATTGATAAAATGCTTACGTCCAATGGGTTACCCAACCTACAAACGCTGATTTCGGATGTTGGGAAAAAGTTTGAACAGGTTCTGAATGCCATAGCTCAAAAAATTCCGGTAGTAGTAAATCAGATCATGGCAGTCTATAACACTTTAAAGCCATGGTTACCTCTCATCGGTTCAATTGTTGCGGGAATCATTGCATTTAATGCAACTATTGGTGTTATAAATTCTGTAAAAAATGCCTTTAACGCATTGAAAATCGGCATAAATGCGGTGAATTTAGCAATAAAAGCTAATCCGTTTATTTTTATTTTATCCGCGGCGCTTGCGGCTGTTTTACTCATTATCCAATATTGGGATCCAATCAAGACCTTTTTCGCAGGACTATGGGAAGGAATTAAGAGCGTTGCCATATGGGAACCAATTAAAGCAACATGGAATGCAGTCGCTCAGATGTTCATAAATCTTTGGAATTCCATTGTCGCGGTATGGACGACAATCGTTACAACCATTCAAACTATTTTTGCACCGATTGTAGCATTTTTCACATCGATATGGTCAAACATCAAAACGGCTGCGCAAGCATATTGGGCTATGATTAAAAACGTCATTCTTGGGCCGATTTTACTTTTAATTGACTTAATTACTGGAGACCTGAATGGGTTCAAAAGCCATCTCTCACAAATATGGAACAATATTAAGAAGTCCGCGCAAACCATCTGGACATCATTAAGGAATATTGTCGTTTCTATTGTTAAAGGATTTGTATCGGTTATAAAATCCATTTTTAATGGGTTGAAAGTGTCTATCTCCGCAATATGGAACGGCATAAAAGCGGCGGCAACTTCAATCTGGAATGGCATAAAAAGCTCGGTCATTAGCATCGTAAATGGAATTAAAAACGGCATATCTCGCGCTTGGAATTCGATAAAATCGCTGACATCATCGGCATTTAAAGCGGTAGTAAATTTCATCAAACATCCGCTCCAATCTATCAACCTATTCTCTATCGGTAAGAACATTATTCAGGGGCTTATCAACGGCATAAAATCGATGGTCGGTGCTGTTGGAAAAGCGATCGGAAATGTTGTGAGTGGAATCAAAAAGAAAATTACCGGTCTGCTCGGCATCCACTCCCCTTCCCGCTGGATGCGCGACATGATCGGGAAAAACATGATGCTTGGATGGACAAAAGGAATTGATGCCCAAAAATCAGCTACGCTGAAAAAAGCACAACAAATGACCGATTGGATGAAACCGGATATTCCCGTTGTGAGCGGGTTTGTGAATCGTTTGAAAGCCGTTGGAACACCAGTTAAAGGATTAGTGCCCAATGTCGCAATAGCAGGCGATAACCCGATTGTAAATAGCCGGAGGACTTATGAGCAGGCACTAAAGGCTCCGGAATATGCTATCGTCAACATCGACGGGCGGCAAGTGATGAAAGCCACCATGGACTATTATATTGATGAACAAAAACGTCGCGATGCTATTCGTGATCGTTTCAGGGGGTGATGAATTGATCACATATAATGGCATAGACCTATCAAGCTATCTGAGAATCACAGATATTCGCGGACGAGGAATCGTTGAAGTTGAATTCAATGAGATGACTGTACCTGGCCGTGATGGTTCATATTTTGTATCAAAGCGAAAACCAAAACGAATCATCGAGAATGACTATAAAATTTCAGCCTTAACTCAAACAGAACTACGGCAAAAAATCGACGAACTGAACGCGATTCTTGATGTTGACGAACCAGTGCCCATTGAATATGCCGATGAGCCGGGAAAAACTTATTATGGTTTGGCCTATTCTGATGGTCAAAGTCAACAAATACTTTCATATGAAAAAGGCACGCTCTATTTTGTTTGTTTTGACCCATACAAATATGGACCATCCATCACCCAAACCATCAACGACCCAAACGGCGAGGCGAACCCAATCGTTCTCAACGATGGCACCGCAGAGACCTACCCGGTGTTCAAAGCGAACATTTTACAGCCGACAACGTTTTTGCAGATTGTCTCGCCAAACGCTTATATGCAGGCCGGACAACCGTATGAAGTCGACCAGACGCCGGTAGATGGTGACCTTCCCGTTCTAAAAGACGAAATGGGCACGCTGACCGGATGGGGTGCGGGGTCGAACGTGGTCGATGGTGTTATACAGGGTTCCTTCCAGACGGACGGCGACCGGTTTCTTGTAACGGACTTCGGCCCATCATACAACGGATGGGCTGGACCAGCGCTTAAGAAGTCGCTACCAGACCCGCTCCAAGACTTCCGTGTTCACGCGCTCATAGACATCACATCGAGCGCAACCGGAACGGGGCGCATCGAAGTGTACGGACTGGACACCGCTAACAATATCGTGTTTAGAATGAGTATCGGCGACTTTTCGGCGAAAGCCAAAGACGTCAAAGCGTTTTGGGGGTTGGGAACCAGTGCGACCAACATTTTTACCACTTACGGCAAGAAAAACGGCTCATTGAACGATTATTATGGCTCATTGATTATTGAACGCAAAGGAAACCGCTGGAAATTGACTACGGCGAAACGAACGAGTCAAGTCGGTGTGTACCAGGATTTTGTTGAAAAAACGTATATCGACACGAAAAACCAATATACGGCACCACTAGCACAGATTCAAGTGCATATCGGGGCGCATTTGAAGTACACATCGATTCCAACGATGAGCATCAATCATGTATATGTCTATGATTTACGCGACCATGCGGATGATGAAGTGCCGTACATCGCGTATCCGGGCGATGAACTGATTTTCGACCATAAAAAAGCCTGCATCTATCTGAACGGCAACCCGGTCAATTTTTATAAAGATTTTGGAGCATCGTTTTTCCCGTTAGCGCCGGGCTATACGGAACTAGCCGTCAACCCGTCTGATGTAGCAACTGTGACTGTAGAATACCAATCACGATGGAAATAGAGGAATGATAACATGCCAAGCGGACGACTTTTGAGAGAGACGAACCCCGTTCCGGGTGAAAAACCGGGGTTTATACCACAACACGGGGATGGGAACGGGAATTATGTTGAAACAAGCCTAAATAACCCGTTACCAACGAGTGATGCGGTGCTTCAGTCGAAGATTGATGAACTGCAAACAAAAATTGATACGATTCAAGCTGACATCGCAGTCTTAAAAAATCTCTTGAACTCATATTTAGGAGGTTGATATGATGGCAGATATTACACAGATGGCCGCGCGGAGTGGGAAGGTCATTCGAAGCGACAATACCATCGTGAATGAAGCTGATGGCATCAATGATGATGGTTCGCGCAATGTTAAACTAACGGGGAGTAGTGTTGCATTACTGAGAGAAGTTTTGGCAGATACAAGCCATATCGGAAAAGATGTAAATTACCAAAGGTTTTATGGTCAAGACAACAACGGTTTATCGTCGGGTGTTAAACCATTAGATGTTTCGAAAGTTAAAAATAGAATGGTACTCGTCAGAAACAATTACGATGTGGCAGTGAATGTAAGATTCAGGATTTATAAAAGCGCGTCACCTGGAAATTCTTTAACTTTAATCATTCCCGCATCTCAAAGTTTAGCGGCGGGAGCTTCAATGATCTATGACGCCGTAGATTTGCCCAAACTGAACAGCCCATATTTAGGACTGGCTGTTGAAGTATTTAATAACGGTACTACTTCCCCAACTCTCGGTTCAATCGATGTTCTTGTGTTTGGGGGTGCGATCTAATGACGGTGGAAGATGTTAGAAGAATATTCGCCCCAAAAGTGGTTGATGAATATTTAATCTTGCCCGATGGCTCACTTGCATCAATAGACTTTTTTGCGAACGTTCTGTTTAAGGATGCTTCTGCGAATCCGACATATAACGAACTTGCAAGCATTGACGGCGGAGTAAAAGGCTATATCCCATTTTTTGACCAGTGCAGGGCGGAAGGATTATTGCAGTAACGGAGGTCTTATGTTTAGTATGAGGGGGTGACAAAACTGCCAAACTACACCCAACGCGCAGGGCAATATATTGGACAAATTGATGATGTGCAGCAACAAACTAAGAAAACGCCTACTGGTATTCATTTACTAGACTCCAACGAAAAAATCATTGACGTTTTGACCAATCAAAGCGACAAAATCTATTGGGAGACAAAAATCACAGAGGACATGCAGGACAATCTTCTCACCCTTGACTTCACGACGCTCGGCACGATTGATTTTACAAACGTTAGATATATCGTCGCCCAAGACCAAGACGGCAACCACCGTCTTTTTGTTTTGTCCGATATCGAGAAAGTGCATGACGATAGTGGATTGATACAGATTGTCCATGCGGACGGCGACCATGTATCGCTAGCGAATGACCAACCCATTGCGCCGACAACACTTTCGGGGGCAACGGCTGAGACAGCCGCGCAATATATTCTTACAAATTCTCGCTATCAACTAGGCCAAGTGGACTTTTTGGGTAGCCGTACGGTGAAGTTTACTGACTTTTTGTCGCCACTTGCCGCGCTGAATCAGATAGCATCAGATTTTGATGCTATTCTTCGTTTTCGTGTGGAAATCATCGGGAACACTATCAAGCGGTACGTTGATATTTTGGAACCGATTGACATCTTCTCAGGCAAGGAGTTTGTGTTCGGCAAGGACATCATCGGCTTAAAGCGTAAAGAAAACCGCGCGGACATCGTGACGCGGTTGGTTGGTTATGGCCCGGCTGACGAGGATGGGAATTTTATCACGTTCGAGGGCATAAATGACGGAAAAAACTATGTTGAGGATGCTGACGCCTACCAACGTTGGAACGATGGCGGCCGTCATCGGTACGGCATCTTCCAGTATCAACCAGAAGATACGACCGACGTCACGCCGCAGAAGGTGCTTGATGCGACAAAAGACGCTCTCAAGCGTCAAAATGACGCAGCGGTTGAATATGAACTGACTGGCGCGGCTCTTGAGCAAATCATGGGCTATGAGCATGAAAAAGTCCGCGTCGGGATGACCATACGCATCAAGGATATGTATTTTGAGCCGGCACTCTATCTCGAGGCGGAAGTGCTTAGAACGGAGATGCCGGAATACGGCGACCCGAACGGGCAGTTTTCCTATACGTTTGGGAATTACAGAGAAGTTAACATCTCTATTCCGGACGACATCAAACGGATCCAGTCGGTACTGATGAAGCAACAGACCCGGTGGACGGTCGCAAAGGACATCGCCGATGATGCGAAGCAAACAGCCGAAACAGCCCAACAGACGGCTGACAGCAAGAATAAAAGTTCTTACGGGCAAAGTCCACCGAGCAATCCGCAAACGGGTGACATTTGGTTTGTCACCGATGCAAACGGTGAAGTAACGGCTATCCGACATTGGGATGGTACACAATGGGTAGATGATGTGGATAATGTCGCCGTCCAGCAAGCGATTGATGAAGCCAATCAAGCGGCGGCTAGCGCACAACAAGTGGGGGAGCAAGCCCAACAAACGGCAGACCAAGCGGCACAAGTGGCACAAGCGGCGCAATCCGCGGCTGACGAGGCAACACAAGCGGCAAGTCAAGCGTCCACAGACGCCACAAACGCCATAAATCAAGCGCAGAATGCTGTTGATACAGCTAACCAAATAGCGCAGATGACAGAAGCTCTCCAGTCGCGTATGACTGACGCGGAGAATAATATCTCTGAAATTGCACAAACCACACAAAGCCTGACAACACAAATAAGCGCAAAAGCGGATACTGATTGGGTGACTTCTCAATTCACTCAATTGGCAGATGACATTAATTTACGTGTGTCTAAAGACGACATCATCAATCAGATTAACCTTAGTACCGAAGGCATACTGATTGATGGCCAAAAAATTCATATTACCGGAGAAACCACGATTGACGATGCCGTCATTACGAACGCGATGATTGCTAGTCTTTCGGCTAGTAAATTAACGGCTGGAACGATTGACGCCAGCGTCATTACGGTTAAGAACATCAACGCGTCAAACATAATCACAGGTACACTTGACGCTTCTAAAGTGACGGTGACGAACATTGACGCGTCAAAAATCAACACAGGTACCCTTAATGCCGCAAGAATCGCGGCAGGGTCAATCGACGCAAGTAAACTCAATGTCTCCACGTTGTCCGCTATCAGTGCGAACCTCGGTAACATTACAGCAGGACATATCAAAGGGGTAACGATTGAAGGTTCGACAATTATAGCAAACGGTGGTACGAACACCGTTGAGTTGACTCAATATGGTCTTGAAGTGAAAAGCAAAGGCGGTAACGGTACTTACATCTCTCCCGGTGAAGGAATTGGATTTGGGGACTATTTTGACGGAAATCCAAGGTCATCTATTTATTCAAGCTTTGATAATACCGTAACAATACAGGGTAAACATCTTGAAGTTGTATCCTCAGTCGGTAACGTCCTTCAGCTTGTCGGTTTTGGAGGAGCGTCCTATATCGAGTTTTTCAGAGATGTAGGTACTTCGCGTTCAGGCTATTTTGGCGTACCTTCCCCATCTAGCGCAGATATGGGCTGGACAAACTCAAATGGTGACATTAACATCACGCCCGTAACAAACGTTAATATTAACGGACACCTTACAATAGAGAAACAAACTTTTCGCATTATAACTGACTCAAGCTATGGGTACATCCAAACATCCCGAAGTGAGATTCGCGCGACACAATATGGCTCAGGCACACTCATTCCGCTTAGAGCGTCATCTTTCCCGACTGGGTCTTTAGAAGAATATAAACAGGACATTCAGCTATGGGAAGATTCTGCTATCGACATCATTAAAAATGCCGACTTGTACCAGTATCGTCTAAAAAGCGAAGTCGAAGCTGGCATAGATAAAATCCGGCATGGCTTTATCATCGGTGAAGGTTACAGAACGCCAGAAATGCTTATTGATGGTGATGGGGTTGAACAGTACGCGATGAACGCTTTATCGTTAAAAGCGATTCAAGAACTCATCACACGAGTAGAAAACCTTGAAAGGATGGTAAGCGCATGAACATTAAAAATCCACAATACGTTATCAACTCCCTTTCCAACCAAGTTGCGGCCCTAGCGCAAGAAAAGGCGTTGCGGGACGCTATCATTACCGAGCAACAACAAGAGATTGACGAGCTTAAAAAGCAAATTGAAACATTGAAATCCGAGAAGCCTAAAAAGTAGGGCTTTTTATTTTTGGGAAAAAGGCGGTGTACAAATGACAATCGAAGCAGGAATCGTCATCGCGGTAGCTGGGCTTTTGCTCAGCTACTTGTCGTATCAATTGGCGCGGACAAAAGAAGTTAAAACAGATACTCAAGAGAGCGCAGAATTGAAGGCGGAATTGGGATACATACGGAAGGGGGTCGATGACATCAGAATTGACCTGAAAGCGAACGAGAAAAACATCGTGGCTCTGACAGAACGGGTGGCAAAAGTAGAAGAATCAGCAAAATCAGCACATCGGCGGCTGGATATTCTTGAAAAAGGAGTGGAATAAAATGGCATATCTGAAAGGTATCGATGTATCGCACCATCAAGGTACCATTGACTGGTCAAAAGTTGATGGCGATGTTAAATTTGTTCATATAAAAGCGACAGAAGGTACGTCTTTTGTTGACCCAAATTTTCACGCCAACTTTTCCGGCGCTAAAACGAGTGGCAGGAAGGTTGGCGCGTATCATTTTGCACGTTTTTCTGACAAAAAAGAAGCACAAGCCGAAGCACTGCACTTTTTGTCTGTTGTATCCGATTATGACCTCGACTTTCACATCCTCGATTTGGAAGTCGGTTCCGGAGATTTGACGGATGCAGTAAATGCGTTTTTCCAAGTCCTCCGCAAGCATAAATGCGGCGGACTTCTTTTATATAGCAACCCATCTTTTATGAGAAATCATCTGAAAAAAGAAGTCGTTGCTGATGACGTATTGTTGTGGGTCGCCCATTATGGCGTGGACAAACCAACCGTTCTCTATTGGCCAGACTGGATGTTTTGGCAGTATACGAGCGCTGGGACGGTGTCTGGCATCAGTGGAAGGGTTGACATGAACTATGCCAAGCCGGAGGTTATCGGCGGCAAAATCGAGCAGATGGCCGAGGTTAAACCCATTAAAAAGCCAGCACCAAAACCAAAAGATG